CGCCTAGGGAGTCCGTGGTGCCGGCTACGCGCGCTGTTGGCCCGGGCTTTCTCATCCAGAAATTATAAGTGTTTTGAAGCTCGCCGCCGCCGGAGCCAGTTCCACTACCAACGGAATTATGCATATTCGATGCAAAATTCCCGGGTAGCATTCCCGTGTTACTAAAGCCGCCATAGAAGGAGATGCCATCGGGGCCCAGGCCTCCTGAAAGAAAAACAGAAGCGGTAGATCGAACGAAGCCGCCTCCGGAGTTGAGGAAAGAGAAGGCCGTAACATAGCTCGGACGATACCCGGTCGATGATGTAGTAGACGTAATATACATAGGAGTGTCAAGTGGCCAAGGGGACTCAGGCCCACCATCTTGGGCGCGGCCGATATTGTCCCAATACCCCTGTGAATTTGTCACAGGATATGTCCGATCAGCTCTGTTGTTGGCCCATATATTGTCGATTTTATAATGTAGTCGCGAGCGCACTTGTTGCCTGTATGCATTCGCTTCAGCTGGATATATTTGTTCTCCGTAAGAGACATAGGCCCCCAGATTCTCACTCTCGCTATTGATGAATTGTCGGACGCCGTTATACGCCTGTTCTTCGGCGGGATCCACTTCTAAGTTGAGGCGGCTATTGAGCCCATTATGGGTAAAATAAGTAATATTGTTTCCCCACGCCACCTTCATTTGAACGCGGGTGCCGGGGACTGGACTTTCAGATAAGTCCTCAAAGGCCGCTACCAGTGGCTTATAACGACTGACGACCGGCGATTCAACATAATCGGTAAATCCCTGAGGTTTCTTCGCGCGGACGACATTAATTGGATCAGCAGCGCCAGCGCGATATATTGCAACCATAGGCGGCCGATCAGATACCGAGATGCGATTAGTTTCTCTCATCTTTCGAGCGACGGGGTGTTCGCCTGTGCGAATCTGCTTCCAGCTGGGATGCTGATATGGCCCGTTAAGGTTTAGCATTGTCTGATTGAAAGTGATAGATGAATTACTCCAAAATGCGCCGGTGATAGCATACAGACCATAGGAGGCGCTAGCATTATATGAACCAGGGCCCGTGGGAGTCACCACGGAAACGTCCAAATTCCCCTGCGCGCCATCGGATCCAGAGGCGGGGACGGCATCCGAAATTGAGACTACGCCACTAGTATAGTACTGTATGGCGTCATTATTCCTAATCGTGTCTTGGATTACGGAGACACTGTCGCCAGGAGTGGTGCCGAATCTCCACCATGACATCATACTGTCTTTGAGGTTTGGGGCGCCAAAGAAGTTTGTGCCGGCGCGCTCAAAGAGATCTCGGATCTCAGGGGCCGACAGGTCGCGATTATAGACCTGCATTTCATCTAAATTTCCTACAAAGGGGTGGCAGTTATGTCTGGACCCGCCAATCCAAAGGGGGCCATCAATACCATAGGGCGCCTTCAATTCCTCTTCCACTGTTGTTGTTATGGCGCGGCCATTAATATATATTTTCATATGATCTTCGGTATTGGCGCCGTCGGGGTCGATACCATCAAAGGTAGCAGCGAGATGATACCATAGGCCCGAGCGCAAGTAGTTGATGGCGCTGGTGGGCCGAATTTCTCCGTCGCCGACACCCAGCGAAGCGTACGGTCCATCTATAAAGAAATAGGGTACGGCCAGACCTCCATACCACTTGAACCAAAATCTACGCCTCGAAGATGTGCCCCATCGGTTTGTCCATTGCCATGGAGTCATATAATCTAGGTCGGCGCCAGGGTCGTCATCCTGGTTCACGATTCCCGTACTTCCTGTCAAATCAAATTTTTGCCACCAAGCCACGGTAAAGGCAGCGTTGCTGGAGGGGAGGGTTGTTCCGTTACGTGCGGCCATTTCTCTCCAAGCGCCGGGGCCTCCTGCTTTATAAAGAGAGGTTTCCGCAAAAGCATCCTCACCACTTCCTGACATCAAATAGGAGTGATTGTTGGGCATATATATCGGAGGCTCTAAGGTATGAGTCTCTAAATTAACATAGCGGGTAGCATATTCATCATACGCGAAGCCGGCGAAGTTGATATTACCACTTACATACAACGTGGTATAGGGAGGCTCAACGGACGGTGCATAAGTGGACTTGTCTACGTCTGAGCCGGTGCCAAACGGGTACGAGGCGGTTACATAAGAAGACCCGGACGAGCCGCTGGGGCCTGTAACAATTGCTCTTGCTAACTCATAAACTTTGGTGGAACCACTAAAGGGCAAAACCTTTTGGTCGTACCCATAAAAGGCAGCATGAGGAAACATCGATGCTGTTATCCAGGCGTAATTCCTATCTGCGCGGGGAACTGGGTGCTGCACAAAAAGATTGTCATAACTCGATCCGGTGGAAAGAGGCTGATCTGTTGCGGCGGGGGGAGCAACGAAGGAGCCCGTAATAACGACGCGCTTCTTCGCGTTCCTCTGAATCTTATGGAAGGAGGGCTTTGTAACGGTCAGGTTGGCGTTCTGCTGGACCTCTGCGAGCGTTACCTCTCCGAAGGCAGCGTCGGCGCCGTAGCGGCCCGTGTGGAGCGTCCAGAGCTGATCTAAGCCCCGGGGGCGATCGATCTGATCCTGAACGATGATAGTGGAGCCCGAGGGAGGCGCACTGGCACTTCCGGATACGCCATAATTAATCACATGGCGATTTCTGAACGGCAACGCGTTATAAACAGAATACTCTTCATGCGCGGGGTCCATATAACCCTGAGATGAAACATCCCAGCCGCCGGGCGCATTAAAGCGATTAACGATGATAGATTGATTGGAGTCCGAACCGGTGCGCGCGGGGATAGCATAATCTAGGTTGCCACTAAGGACTTGTGTCTGGCCGCCGGTCCACATAAGGTTCAGTGCGCCACTCAACTCTCGGTATTCTTCACTACCGCCGACTCGCCAAGTGTTGTTGCCTCCCCCATACTTGCCGCCATTAAAACCAGCAGGGCTGTTGCCGTTTGGATTGCGGCGCCAATCAGAACTGAGATTCGAAGAGCCAAAGGAAGACCAGAGTGCTAGCTGATTAGAGATGGTGCTGGACTCTAAATCCCAACGTCGTCCCTTATTATATATTTCTTGTACGTTGTCTGGGGATAAACAAGCCTCCCAAATAGCAAAATCACATACATAACCCGGGTAAAAGTCGTAGGCCATGTTGTACCCATAGACTCCCAACCACATCTTCTGGTCCGCGGTGATGGCCTTAGGGGTTCCTGCCGTGGAGGAATTCGTGGCATCAACTCCATTGATATACCAATACGTACTGAGGTCTCCGCCATGGTCGACGCCACCAGATGTAACAAAAGCAATATGATTCCACGCATCCTGTTGAAATTGGCCAGTCGTGCTTTGGCAGACGGCATCGGTCCCTAGCCAGGCGTACAGATAAGGATCACTCTGGACGTTGAAGATTCGAAAGTAGCGGCCGGTCGAAACGGCGTTTTCAGCCACACTAAAGAATACATTATCATCGGTTCCTGACGAGTCCGCATATATCCACATCGAGACTGCATGCGGCTTGAGGGCCGCTTCGGCGCCTCCCATAATTGTATCCAAGAAAGTACCAGAGCCGACCAACGTGCCGTCCGCGTATGTAGAATTAGTACCGTCCGCGAAATAAAGGGCGCCATGGCGCGGGTTTTCCAACGGAAATCGGCCTCTTGTTGCAAGGGTCTCGGGATAAAGAGCAAAATCGAACGACTGATCTTGGAAGAATGGATCGTTTTGAGAACGACCAGCAGTTTGAATAACCTCATAGTTCTTGGAGTAGTTACCAATTCTATTATGATCGATTGTGCCAGACATAGACTGGCTTAGGGAGCCGGTTGTCATCTTGATGTTCTTGATGTTTACGGGGCGCTTGGCATATTCCACCCGCGAAAGATTAGCTTTGGGTCTATCAGAAAGATTGGATATTCCTGCGGCCGTATCTATTTCGGGATACTGAGGGCCTACGACTTGTAGGCGCCCGGGGGTCGACTTCCAAGGACTCGTAGTTCCCGTTGCGCCGGTTAACTCGTAGCCCATCATCACCCGGAAACCTTCCGGGCGATTTTCTCTAGTGTCTAGGCCATTAAAGGCCGGATTCTTTGAACTAAATTCATTAAGACGAATGTGGCGATGCTCTCGGCCGCCCACAAATTTCTCTGTAAAGGGGCCCTGCATCGGAATATCCGTCCGTGTTGAGGCTAAATCAGCGTGCATATTCGTAATGATAGTACTACCCGTAAAGGCGCTCATTTCGGTTGCTAGCTCATCATCAATTGAAGAGCTGTAGAGGCTGAAGGGCGCAAGGGTGGCGCCGTCGCCCACAATGGGATAATCACTATAAAACTGAACCGATGAAGTGTTGCCAATATTAATGGAAGGATTTATACCGAATCCAAGGCGGCTCTTCTGGGAAGGGAAGTAAACATCGCTGGTGTTAATAAGTTGCTCAACATCTCCGGAGACGGCGACCATAATATTCTGTGGTACGCTAGAGGTTCCGACGACGGGGCCCATGGGAGTTGTCGCATCATACACAAAGTCTTTGCGCTTATTGATGTGCTGTGCGACGCCTCCAAGGACCACAGAGCCTCCGCCGCTGAATTTATAGGGGCGGTTAAGGGTGCGACTGTTGGAGGCATTGATCGCGTTAAGGAGGACCTGGCGGTCAGCCAAAGCACCAGAAGGCATGCCTCCGGTGGCATTTAAAACCATGAGTTCGGCGTCACCACCTCGTACGGCACGGTTTTGCCACCAGGCCAAAGAGCCTGCGTCCTGCTGTGGGCGAGCGCCGTCGACCCAAGAAGCCGTGGGGAGAGGCGCATGATCATACTTCCAACTATTAAGCAGTGAAGTGTTCGGCATCCCGGTGACTCGCTTCGTGGGCGCGTGGGCTGATTCAATACCAGTCCCCTGGGCGTCATTAATAATAGAGTTGACCGTTATGGGAGAGGCGATTGTCCCAATCGTTCCAGATATATCAGGTTCTGACTTGGCCAGGAAGGGGAACTTATGTTGATATTTACTTCTTTCAAGGATATGACTCTCAATTAGAGTACGAATGTTAGGATCAAAGTCCAAAGATACGGGAGCCAATTGAGCCAAGAAAGTACTTAATGCATCATCGATCCATTTATAATATTCAAAGAACTTCTCAAAATCGATCTCGTCATTTGAGACGGTTTCAAAAAACTGTTGTTTAACAAAATTAAGACCTTTATAGTGGGGCCTATATAGATTAACTGGCGCGCCAATAAGGGTATTCAGATCACTTAACGAAGCAAAATAATTTATCATCTCTTCTGAGATCGCTTGTTGCATGCTCTTCTCGAAAGCTAAGAAGTAATTGGTTGGACGCGAGTCGATCGTGAATTCAACATCATCTTGTTGTGACAAAACAGTAATCATATCGGAAGACTCTAGGGCCTCTGGTAGATTTTGTTTTGACGTTATTACAAAATCTTTATCTGTGACAGAAGTGCTCGATGCCTCGAACTCCGAGCCGGAGCCAGGGTGCTGCATATAAAGAAGGTTACTAAGCCATCCCGCACTGCCCGATCGAGAGGCCGATCCGGAGGAAAGATCAGCAACCCTAAACCCTCCGTCCGCATTTGATCCAGTATTTTGGTTAAAATTCCAATTCAACAGAAGAGTATCACAGGCCGGAATATCTCCGTAACTAGCAGAAGACTGGAACGGGAAGGCATACATCCCGGAATTAGTTCGACCATAGTTTTGAGGATCTAGAGCATGCGCTTGCATCTCTTCAGTGGTAAGGTTATCGAGCCAGAGCCTACATGACCCTATCTTGGTGTCGCTTCGCTGAAGGGTTGCTCCGGTAACGTTGGTTTTGTTAGAGCCCAAGAACACACGGCGGGAGCCGCTCATAAATGCTGGGAGGCCTGAGACGCCGCCGGCGATGGTGCCCGTAACATTAAAGCTATTGAGAATAATCCCCGCTTCGACGTGGACTCCTTCGAACTCAACAAAGTAACCGGCATTACTAGCGTCGCTAACTTGAGCTACCCAAGGATATCGTTGAGGCCTAATCTTTACGGCCACGTTCCACTGATTGTTATTATACACATCCAAGAACAAAGAGCTTGTGAGCCGGGGCACATAGCCTCCATCCGAGCCAGTTAATATAAACTGAATATTTGGAGAATCCACGCTATCTCGAACAGCATACACCTGAAAGTTGGTCGCGTTGTCTACCGGGATAGTGGTATCCGTCTGTGCTGGTTCGGAGCCAGGAGTATCGGTCGGCTGTGTTGTTGTAGCGTGGACGCCAAACAAGGATGAGGAAATGATGTTGGTATCGGTATACCAATCATCGCTGCGACTAAACTTTTTAGGAAAGTAGACCTCACTCTCTAGAGTAACGGCATATCCGCCGGTAAGATTCGTACTAGAGGATATAAACCCTGTCGTGTTGGCTGTGTCGCCCGGGTTTCGTAACTGAAAAACGCTAGCATCACTATTGGAAATGGTGTTAAAATTAACATACTTCTTAGCTATTGCCTTGTTTTTTCGATTGGTGGTGAAATCAAATTCAACATTGTTGGCATACATGTTGATCTTTATCAGGTCATCATCCACTCCAAAAGCGCGAATAAGATTTCTAAACGCCTTCTCCGTGCCCTTTGACTTATAGATATAACTTAAGTTGTTATAAATGTTTTGATAAATAAGATTTTTAAGTTCGGATAGGGATTTTTCAAAAACTCTATCTTCGCTCCTGTCTCCCAGTTTCTCCAACACGCTCGCGTCTACAAATAAATCGGGAGTAACAAGCCCGTGTGAGGAGAGAAGCCTGTGTCCATAAACAGTAGGCTTATTGGACCCACTAACATAATCGATATCTTTTAATTTATTAAGCGACTCGGCCTGAAGATGCAAGGTATCAAAATAGCTAGACAGAATCTGTGTGAGTTTCCGGACGTGTTCACCACTTTCGAAATCATCTTCAGTGATCCAACTGGGTATGGTACTGTACATCATAGCGGTGTTATCCGCATCATGCTCCGAACCAGATTGAATTAGGCTTGTGCGTAAGCTGGCAACCTCAGGATGAAAAGGATAGATAATTGGATCTTGGAACTCCTTTATTGCCGCGCTGGATGAAATAATGGCCGAGCCTGTATTACGAGAACTACTAGAGTAGCCCGTCCAGGCACCGTTGGTGACTCGCCCGGAATAATCTAAAATGTTAGAATCGGTCGCGGTAACTCCAGTAATGCCCTCATTAAACTTATAGTAAACGCCTAAATCAGTATTGGCAGTTACTGTGGTATCTTCGAACGGCATCGGGTCATCGTTCGTGCCCCCACCCACTTGCGTAAACCAGAAGCGACCGACGTCTCTGCCGGTGCGTTTCGTCTTCCAATACCTAAACTCGTCGAGGGAAGCCGAGAGTTTTCCTGCATATTGCGCTCCACCTCCCGCTGTCGTCGTCACTAAGGCACCGATATTTCCTTGTAATGCTCCCGTGACTTGATTGAGCGCGTCAGAGCCGAGCTTCGTTTTCTGGTTTAGATTCCCATCAACATAAAGCCGCGTGTCGATTCCGGTCTCGGAAGACATGAAAGTAAGAGCGTAATGGTGCCAGGCCTCGTCAGCCACCGTTACAGAGCTGCCTACTGATTGATCGATGACGCCCTTTGAGCCTGATTTGAGAGTGACTAGAAATGGCGCGCCACCATCTGCGGCCGAATCTAGGGCCACGCGAAGGCGGCCGTAATCACCATTCCCTATCGTATTTCCATTCCAAACATCGAGAACTACCTCTTTGGTAGTGTTGCCTGTCCACGCGTCTTTTTTCATCCAAAATTCCACGGTAACGCCGGAGCCAGAAAGGTCGTATTTAAGGTTGGATCCCCTATTGGACCCAGTATCGTAGTAATTGGACCCAGTAAACTGAAGATGTAGTTTCTCCATACCGTTGGGGTTGGCGTGGGGGCCACCCTTCAGATAAATATATTCTGGGGATGTCGGGAGACCGTAGCCGTCGGCCGCTGATGTTTGGGCGCCCCATCCATCGGCGGATAACAAAATATAGCCGGTCGAACGAGGATATAGATTGTCATATAAATAAAGGTCGATTTCAGTAGAATCATTCTCCCACTGGAGTCTCTCTCGTAGTGATCCGTCGTAAGGGTACTGTTGAATAATACGATCTATGGAATCTCGATAGTACATCTCGGCTGAGCCGTACCGAGCAAAGCTAGACGCCGAAGAATAGTCCACCGCGGGGATGAATCTCTCCTCCTTGATGATGTCCTGTGTCTGAAACGCTTCGGACTCAATAGCCGAGCCAACCTCTTGTGCTGACTGGTTGGCTAAGGTTGTCCGCGCTTCCGCTTTGTCAAATAAATTTTTAAAGCTCATATCCTAAATACTATTCAACTCTAAATTTGAAGGTTTCGGGCTGTTCTATCCAGCTGCCAATACTATCATTATAGTAGGCAAGTTTAATTCCATACATATATCCCTCTTCAAGGTTCCTCATATCTAAATCAAAGTAATTCCCGGTTACATCAAATGATAAATAAGTCGCATAATCACTGCCAGTACCATAAGGAATTACTTCTAGGTTATCGGCCATCCGGACAACTTTATAGGATGCGCTCTCGATTACCTCTGTGGGGTTGTTGCGGGTGGCCACAGTATAAATCGTGGGACTCCAATTACGATCTCGCACGAATGTCCTAAAACGAGTCGTTTGATTGGGGCTATACGAAGATCGCAACTCTTTCATAGAGGTGACACGATCAAATGTGGGGGCGCCCTCAAATGATTTAAAAGTACTAGTAATGACAGAGCCCGTCTTGTACTGCGTTGACCCTGTAGGCAACGAAGCCCACACATCAAACAGTTTGGTTGGTGCGCCGGCAGACGAAGATGTCATGCACAGCGATGCCGAATAAATCCCCGCACTCACATAACCGCCCGTTACAACGGTAGCGCTATTATGTAACACCATTGCATTCCCGGCAGGAAGTGTGTTGGCCGCGTTTCCGGAAAACAAAGAAACATATAGAGTTCCAAGACCTACTCCCGGAATATTAGTGAGCCGGCCTCGCACATAATTATAGAGATAGAGCGTATTGAGATTATCGACACCGGGGGCGACGGAACTGCTATAATAGAAAGCTCCTCTGTCATCTTGAACCCGAGAGTCCCACCGAGCCTCAATGCGCGGACGTCGATAGAAAAACTCGCTGGATCGGGCAAAAAACTTCTTCGTATAATAAGATTGCGCTGCGCCGCCGGTATTCTCTATGACGCCGTTAGTGGTAGCTGCCGCGGCATAGGCTTCTTGGCTCGAAGTGAGCATCACTCCAAATCCATAATTATCAAAGTGGAGAGTCGTCCCAGAGGTTTGCATCCACCTCTCTACAACATGGGTTACATCGATATCTAAATCTTCATACCCTAATGAAAAAGTTTGCTTATACACGGGGCCTGATGATCCGGTACGGTAATCACCGCCGCGGTGGGTCCAAGAAGTATTTGTCGAAGCAGAAAACCAATTAGATTTTCCAAGATCGGAATAGTCATCCATATCCAAGCCGGTGCCTTCGATCCAAGAAGAAGAAACGGGGGCGACTACTAAAGTAAAATCTTGAGGCAATGTCCACGGATGCTTGGCATTAAACATCTTTAAATAAAAAGTAACACTGCCGCTGCCAGGAATGTTGCCGGCAGAGCGGTCAGTGCTAATAGAGTCTATGGGAAACTTTATCAATGTGCGTGAGAGTTCTTGGCTCTGTCCGTTTGCCGAGCTAGACGTCTGCCCGTAGATGGAAAAAACCTCTACTGAATCAGCGTAGCCCATATTAGATCCAGTGCCGCGTGTAGTCAGGTTAGCTTCGAATGCGTTGGTGAGAGTCGTGTCAGCACTCGCCGTATATCTTTTAAAAGCCATTAGATAACGCTCCCCTTAATGTCGTTCCCGGGGAACTTAAGTTCAAAAATAACATTTTCTTGCGCTAAAATTCGGCGAGAATCGGCGCTTCGATTGGCATTAAAATCATAAGAGTCTCCTCCGTATGTGGTACCACTCTTTTCTACAATTTTTACGCTGACTACGTCCAATATACCTTCGACCTTGTTCAAGACTCTATTAACATCTGAGATAAGAATGGGTTCACCAATATCATATGTTTGGCCAAACTTTTTGCCCAAGGCTCTGCTGGCCAAATTAAGAACATTAAATTTGTTCGCACTTAAATCAATTGATATTTCAAATTCAATTCCAAAATTAACAATTTTTGCATTCAATATATCAACAGTATCATTAATCATTTTATACTGTGAGATCCAATTTTTAAGATTATTCTTCAAGGTGGCATTCGGAATGGTTAACTTCCCACTCATATTCTCAGATATAACGTATAAATTTAAGTTTCTTTTAAAAGCATCAAAGTCGCGGGCGATTGACACTCTCTTGATCGAACCAAACTTCGCTGGCATTGCATAACAAATGGATTTGTAATCTTCCGCTGTCACGGCACGGTTCTGTGTCGCGAAAAAACCGTACGCTCGTTGTTTAATCTCCTCAGAATTAGGCAGAGAGACGCTCCCAACAAACTGTTCTTCATTCACAACCTGAACAGAAGTAACTACGCCTCCTCTCTTCTTACTATCGAGAACACTCTCGCGTTCGAATACAAGCTTGGGACGATTGACCTTGGTAATAGAATTAACAGGAGCGTTCACATCAGTCGTAGTGTTATATCGATACGCCACGATTAGTTCCGTATTGGATGGTGCGATACCGAACTTGTCGGTATTCATCAAATTGTTGGGGTCAAATCCCACATCGGTCACATAGTCGCGGCCAGTCATGTCCAGCATAAGATTGGCTGGATTTGTAACAGCGTCCGACGTTAACTGAGAATCTGAACCATATCCAAACTGCAGTACAGTTTGTCCATCGACGAAATCTACCGTGAATCGGCGCGGGACCGGGAAGGGCTTAAGGATATTGGGTACGGTTGCCCTAGTGGCAGTTGTATTGCGGACGGCCTTATATATGATATTTTGCGATAAGTGGTCAACCTCGTAGTAGCGATGGCCGGCGAGGTCGTACACACTCACGATGTTGTTGACTTTAGAAATCGACAATGGAAGGCGTCGGAACCTTTCGAAATCGCCTATAGTAAACTTATCTCTGCCGACTCGTCCACTTGTGGCTCGGCCCTGGGCGCGGATTACAAAATGCGTGGGGGCCCCAGCAGTGGTTGCGTCACTAACAACGATCTGATTCTGTTGTTTCTTAAAATCGACGTCGTCTAGAAGAGTATAAAATCCCCCCGCCTCGGACGAAAATTCTGAGCCGGCTTGAAGTGTTGGGACATAATTAAGATCAGGGCCCATTGTGCTCACCGACGCTGGAACTTTGATATATAGTGTTACTACACCATAGGAAGAGGGGTTTGGGTTAAGCTTAAACCCTAGTTGGCGACATAGGCGCACCACATTATTGTATTCAATAGCTGTTTCTAGAAAACTTTCGTTGGCCTGATAGTCTACGTAGAAGGATAGGATGTCGCCAATGTAGGCAACAGTATCTAACATTAGGGATCCGAAGCTCGCCTCATTAAAATCTTTATAGGTATTAGAATAGTATCTTTTTGTAAAATTTTCAAGATCTCGCCGAATTGTGGCGAAGTCTCTACTGGTGTAATTAATTGCTTGTAACTTCTTAGCCATGTATCTACCTCCCCATAATTAGTTCGTATTTGTATCAATTTGCAGCAAGCTTGTCACTTGCAGCGGCACAATCTTAAAAGTTATAGTTGCGCGCACGGTGTGAGGATACAAATCCGGGTTATCTTCGCGTGTGTTGAATTCAATTTTAAGGATCTCCACAAAAGAGAGATACCGGGTGACCTGGCTCCTGATTTTGCTAGCGATCGAGGCATATGTTGTATCATCGTTCATCTCAAACAAATACTTACGCATTCCCACCCCAAAATTAATATCCATGATCCTTTCTCCCGGGTTGGTAAGAATAAGCATTTTAAGATTTTGAGCCACGAGGGCTTCATAATCTTGTATCAAATCAAATCTACTAGTAGTAACAGGTAATCGTGGTGCAAGTCCAGATGACATAATGAGCCCTCCTAATAAATATCAAAAAAATGTTTTTTTAACAAACATTTGGAGTTTGACCGTCCGATACATTGCTTTGGCGGTCGGCGCTAGTAGTACCACCTTCTGCCGCGGCGTCCAGATCGTCTCCCAAGCCCTCTAGGATCATGATAAGCAAATAGATAAGTCCCATGGGCCCGGGCGGCATCATCAACATTCCCGCGATCGAGCCGGTAAAGTCCACGCCGTCGAGAGTAAGACGAGGGCCTAGCAGGGGCGCCTCTAGAGGGCCGGGGGGATCGGGAAGGGCCGCGGCAGCCTGGGCATTAAGCGAACTAAGTCCGCACAAACCAAGGGCAAGCAAGTCTTCTCCTGACATCTTTTCTAGGACTCCCTTTAGCATGCTCGATGCCGGATCGGCGGGGGAAGGTGTGATCCCGGCCGCCGTCTGGCTGATTCCCGTATCGATCGCATTCGAGACTAGAAGAAAGGCCTGGCCGGTGATATCTCTAATGATTTTAGAAATAGCCACGTGCGGGTCGGTTAACTCGACGACACCCTTCAAAATTTTGATGGGAGCCAAAGCTAAAGCTTTCAAGATATATTCGCGGATGTTCTCATCCATATCGCTCATTCCTGATGAACCAAAACTATCGGTTAGGCGGTCGGCCGCATTCCGTTGAATAATCGAAGGAGTTTTATTAGTGTTTCCAACTGTTTCAAATAACTTAAGAATAACGTTTTTAGTGGTCTGAAAGTCTCTCTCGATGCCGGGGAAGAAGTGACTTGTCAAACCAAAATTATAAAGAAGGGGGACCATCATAATAAGTTCCGGATTAAATGTCTGGTTCATGAACCGCGAAAACTCCGGATGGGTCTTTATTGTTTCTAGATAGCGATCTGTTGAGTGATTATTGAAGTTCTGCATAACAGAGTACGCAGTAGTCGCATTAACATCTTCTGACCAAGGGTTTGTTGGGGGGTGAGTATCTACTTCGACCTGGAAAAGGCCGGCATCTACGTTATCTTCTATACTACCTCCAGTGGAGACCATTCCGGGGGGAGGCTCCCAGTTTCCAGCAAGAATAACATCAGCAATTGTATTTGCATTGAGAGTCCCGACAGAATTCATTTCAATTGTGAGCAGTTCGCCTAGTACTTGGGACCCTGCGTTGTTGGCGCCTGATTGGGGCATCATATCCGATTGGACCGAATCGAGAATAGCATTCATCTCTTCTCCCTGAGCCCCAGTGGCTCCCTTTTTCTGCACTTGCATTGCGAGGCGCATTATATCTCTAGAGTCGCCTGTTGTCTTAAACGATTCTATAAAAAAGCTATTATCTTGATCATAATCGAAATTTGCACCACCCGCATAATCGGAATCTTCATAGGGATAATTAAATATCAATTTATAACCATAGGCGAGGCCCTCAAATACTGGGCGAGGGCCCGTAATCCCTTCCATAAGATCTACAAAATCAATAGCTCGCGGAGTTTCAATAGGCATTGCACCACCGTTAGCATCCCCCAGTATCTCTCGCAAGGAGCCAATGCGCCGCTTAGTGATTGAAGAGGGGCGCGGGCCATGATTAATTATATAATTTTCGACGGCGCCGTCTATAATCTCTTGACTCACACCGTTCCCCAGACCGGAGACTAGAGCGGAGTGGCCGGCGTCCCAGGCATTTCTTTCCGCCAAGCGAACACTGTTCTCCACGGTAGGATCGTCCGAAAATTTATTCCATGGAATATCAACCGTGCACGCTCCTAAATCACTCCAATTAGAAATACTGTCCCACCATACATATTTGCTTAAAAAGATCCTACCATTCTCGGATTTAGAAGTACGACCATATGGGCACTCGCGTACACCTATAATATCTTTAATAAAAACATCCTCCCAGGCTTCGTTCGCGCCGGCGCCCTTAAGCACGTTATTAATTGACTGAAGCGTGTTAACAGTTTCTCCACACTCTTCAAGCGTATGATTGATTCTTTCCGCTACCAAAAAGTTCACAAGCTTAGAAAAATCCACAGATGAAATATCAGCACCATCTTTTAGGTCCGGGTCCGCCGATCGGGGGCGAGCATAAGAGTGAGCAATCCCGTCGTCTTGGCGCGCCGGGTATCCTGCATCGGGGCCCAAAGAACTGCGTTCCATTACGATAGCAAAATGATCATAAATAAAATCTTTTAAGTCGGGGCGGCCGGCAGTTAACTGATCTTCAACCTGAGCGACGACGGTCTTAAACATCATGGTTCTGAGAATTGACTTATCCATAATCTCGCCAAAATTAAATGCTCCAAAAACAAAAATGTTTTTAACTAAAAATTCAACGATATGGACCTGAATGAGTAAATTTATAAGTGACAATTTTAAGGCGTCACTTACTCTTTCTTGTGTGGTGCCAGGATCTCGGCAAGCTGACTGTCTAAAATTTTTCTTTCCTTGATCAATAATTCCGCGGACGTCGAGAAGGTCTCCCACATCGGTGGGCCGGCAATTTGAGTTATCTTTAAAGAGGTTAAGTGCCATCAGCTTCGGCATATTAAAAATACCGCGAGTATAAATATAATCAAAGGTACGCTCTATTAAACCGTTAAGTGCTGTGGGGTATACCTGTTTTTGTAGTTTATCCTCAAGATACTTTCTGTCCTGCCACTTCATCGCACCAGGAGTTAGAGTTTGCAGCTGCCGAAGGAGAGGATATGTAAAATTAAAAGCATAGGGATTAAAGGCTGGGCCGGTTCCCATTCCTGACAATTTACTATCAATGGCTGCCTGATTGGTCCCAGCACTCCCCCCGGCTGCGGGATAGAAGGGCGAAAAAGATTCATCCGGGGATTCTATCTCGATGTAACCAGCAGCGCTGACGCCCTCAAGAAGCCCGGCGGGGTAGCGCAGCTGCACTATGGGGCGCCCGTGTCCAATATCGTCATTAGAAGAAAATCGGATTGCTATGGACTCATTTGAGAGAGAGCCCATGTCGTTTTGAAAGAAATATCTCATTTGGAGGCGGCCTAGGGCCGACGAATGACGGTCATTTCTCAGGTTGGACTTATATGTTGTCGCGCTCCCGGGGTTTCCAATCAAAGGATTGCCGGGCGTATAGGGATATTTTGTTCGAACAGCCCAGCGGCCGTTGCGGCTGGCATCGCCGGTTCCATCTATATCTAGATAATCTGGTACAGCTTGCCGGGACTTCGAGGCCCAAGCGCGCTTAAAAGCTTTGGGAAAAACGTAAGTAACATAGGGAATAGAATTGGCGCTGGAATTATCAAAAGTATCCTGAATCTCTGTCAGTTTGGTTTGCACATCGGATATGGTTCCTCCATGGATCGACAAAGCATTGTTCAAAATATCGGCTAAATCCCCCAACATTGGTAAGAAGTCGTCAACGTCGACTCCAAACTTTGCCACGTTTACATCCGGACATATATCTGGATCTATCTGTATTTGAGCGTTAGATAATGTGTTTAGAAGGTCTACCAAAATAGATAAGAAGGCTGGGTCGATAGCGGGAGGGGTTGGTGGTCGCATCTTGGGAGGAATCGCACCTATGGCTGCCTGCAGGGTTGGGTTTTCATTAACCGAAACAAAGGGCTCCAAAAGAGTAACTCGGGCTGCTTCCAACGAATATACAAACTGCATCTTAACATTCTCAATCAGAGTGTTATACACTTGAGGTATTACCCTACTCACAATCGGATTGGGCACGAACTTGTCATTCTCGGGGCACAAGAAATCAATCTCTGGGACGTCTACTGGAATGCCGTCGCCGTTTAGGAAGTCGGCGAGCTTCTGGATGCTGGCCTGATCGGCCAAGGATGCTATGTCGTCGCAAGATAAACAATAGTTTTCAAAAGAAGCTCGTATGTCCACATTATTAATAATGTCATTGCAAATTTGAAACACATCCGCAATCTGGGCCATGCTCTGGAAGAACCCTAGAATCTCGTTTCGACTTTGCATTGCTCGGATGTTCTCTTCGTCGAATTCAAGATTGCTTAAACGAATTTTCTCGATGGTCTCATCTGAGACAGCATCAGGGGAGTGGAACAGTCGACATATCTCTAAAGGAGTCAGCCGGCTGCCGATTGCACTTAAATAAGCGTAGCCTGTATTTTGATCAAATCCGTGTGCGGCAAAGGCCTCGTCAACCAAGTCTTGTGAGGTTGGGTCAAGACCATTCCCCGCGCTGCCACCTACAGGATTGTTTGCCACAGCACTCGCTAAATCTATCTCACCCTCGTTTTCGGGACGATTCAATAAGTTATCGCAGTTGTGCTTGATAAGTTCAGCAATGCCTTTAATAATATCAAAGGCTACTTCGGCCAATGTCTGAAGTATTATATCGCGGATCTGTTTCCAGAGAGGAGGGTCCCCAGTGATCGAAAATGAAATATTAATAGACGGCATATCCGGCATTATAAGCATGGGACGCGGTAGCTCAGGAGAACCGTAATCTTCCACGAAATCCTTAATACTAAATCCTAGATCGATTGCTTGGTTGATTCGCTCCAGGGAAAAGGTTGTTCCCATCGTTGTACAAATAAGCGCCTCTGCAATTAAATCAGCGAGGCCTAATAACGACAAAACCCGATCAACAATACCCTCGGCACATTCAGACCCTTCGCACGTCCCGCCGCCTGGTGTGGAAGTTGCTGCAGATGACCCGCCTTGTTTGGCTTTTGATAGTCTATTACGGGCATTTTGTAGATCTACTTTTAGATCGGCGTACGCAGCGAGGTCATCTTCTGTGCCCCCCATAGTTCCATCATTAAAAAGCGTGATGACATTTTCTTCATAATAAGTGATTTCAGATTCTATCGCTGAGATTTCTTCTTTGATCCTTCTCCTCTCTTCAGTTTGGACACTTATCCCTTGAGCAGCGTTAATAAGTTCTATTACCTCGTCAATAATTTCCGGAAGAGGAAAATTCGTCGTATAAGATTTCGACTTAGAATCATTATACATGGCAGTTAGGAGCACCGGGTTTTGGAGGGCGGCCTGAATCTTCCCTACCTCTTCGGAGGTCATAAAGGTACTAATCTTTTCTGCCAAAGCTGAGGGGTTGGCAAGATCGATGGGACTATCTGGGTCGCGGCCGTTGAAAACCTTACTATATAAGTCCGCGTTGACGCCAGGAATGGGGGGGCCGGTGAAATTGATAGCTGTTTCCCCGGCGCTTGGGTTTGCAGAAGGGTCGACCAAGAGGTCCCTGTAGGTGTTTTCCACAAACTCAAGAAACGAGGGCAGGCCTGGGCCCAATGCGGTGTTATTAGATCTAAAGTCTTCTCGAATCGCATATTGATTAGCTATGGTTGCCATTAGCCACCGATCTTTTGTAGCCGCACCATATTTCACTAAAGAGAAGAGCCCTATCTTCAGAGGTTCTTCCACCGCATCATCTCCCATGTCAATCTCATAGCTTATAGATTGAATCTGCTGTTGGGGATCCCACTCTAGTCGTAAAGTATCATCGTCTCCAAAGGGAGAGACAACATAGCCCGAGAGGTTAATGTCTTTCGTTATATATATTTTTAATGTCCCCAGAAGTCGCTTAAGGTCCGATCTAATTGCCGGCAAACTTAAGGGAATCCGAAGTGGTGCTGGGAACATGTTAACCTGCTGCTCATATGATCGTAGTGCGATTTGGAGATCATTTATAATCTCGGTAAGTGTTCCCAAAGACATTTGAGTCGCAGTACCAGGGGAGGCGGAGATTCCTTGTTGGTTGTTAAAATAAGTGCGTGCCGTAGCAAAAGATGGCAGCCCCGAACTGTATGAGGGGAGGCCACTATCGAAATCGTCAGGACAGTCTCGATTTCGGGCGCGTGTTACCAGAAGCTCGCGAGCAATGGATTGTATATTGGCGGTGGTCTCTTCTTGTGTCATCCCATGGGACAAGAGTCCCAAGCGAATCAGCTTAAAATTAATTTCACCAGAGGTGGTACTAAACAAAAACTTTGTGGTACTAGGAAAAGGTGATTCAGTCGCACTATTTTTAACGAACACTAAGCTGTCCGAAATTTCTGATCGGATGGTGGTATAAGTAGCTAAAAAGTCACTCCCGGTGCCGTTTTCATATAGAAAAGGATAGAACTCTGGCAAGTAGAATTCTATAAAAGCATCTATTGCTTGCTCCTTGAGGGCCGCGGTATCATCTAATTCTATTGTGGATTCTATGGCAGCCGGCTGCACAATAACAGAATAGTGACCCCCAGTGCTATCATACCAAGGCATATAAGAAGAAAATTTCTTAAATACATTGATGCTGTCAAAATCGAGAGTATTGCCTTTAGAGGATGTGGTCGCCATAATTAATTCGTATTGTTATATTTACTCAAGATATATTTTCGGTGGCGCATTCCGCCGGGTGCACATAAATAGTTTTTAACAATTTCTGTTGACTTCATAAGGTCGTCCGACATTGCAGGGATCTCAACATTCATGGCCGTATTCAGCATTGACTCAATACCTTTGGGCATCAGTTGTTCAAAGTCGGGAGCTGAGGTTAACCCGTAAAACATTGTACGATGTGTGTGGGTAAGAAGCGTTTGGGTTAAGTTACGCTGATAGTCCAACACTGTTACCAGTTTGTCACGGAGTTCGTTGATGTGATCCATCATCTCGCTCAAACATTCTCTTAGGTTGTTTCCCTTAACCATGGGTTGCATATCCGAGTCATCATTCATTGCGATCAGGTCTATGCCGTACTGCCCCTGCCACGCATTAGCAAGCTTTCCTCCTTGAGAGTTCTTTTTGTCTGTCTTGGTAACAAACTTAATATTTTCCCGAGCAATGAAACGTAAAGTGTCGGCCTTGAGAGCGATCGTTGATCGGGGGGCGCCCATTTTTACATTACCCACGGTTCCTTTGGCCAAACCAAAATACTTGATATCATCAACAGCCGCTCGTTGACTAATATAAATACGGGCAGCGTCCTTTTTAAAGTTAGGACTTACTATTTTTTCCTTGCCCAGAGGTGTATGAGAACGGGCCTGGTACCCTAGTCTCCCCACCACAATATCCATCGACGAACACTTGTTACCCGTTGCGCCGAATCCACTCGCCCGAGAGTGTGGCCGGTCGTATCCAAGAACAATAAAGGAATTACCATTCTGAATGACTTTGTCGTCCTGCGTTACATCGTATTTGGGACAATCATAAAGTTTACGTCCCTGGTACCCTACTCCAATAAACCGAGCTTTACCGATATCATCCAAAGCATCATAGTGCTGTCTTTCTACGTCGTTTAAGACATCGGCATCATATGCATCATTAATCGCCATAACAACTCCTTTCCTTACACAAACAAGTGGCTCGCTTTGTTGGTGGCGCTAATGGCACCTTGCACAGAAGTGTTTGTGAGGGATTTCCCCCATCCAGCATTTGCGCGGGCGACGACGATATTGGCGTCGCGCTGACTCGAAACATTATTGATATCCTCTTTCACCGGTGATTTCGGATTCTTAAGTCCATTAACTAAAAATGCCACTGCAGCATTGGCTGCATGCTCTGGATCATTAAGTAGGTCCGGGTTTCCTACCAAATCGAGGCCTGCGAGTCTGCCATATTTTCTATAACTTGCTTTAAAAGTGATCTGATTGAAGCCGCGGCCGCGGTAATTGTAGCCATCTCTTTCGCCCGTATGGTCCGCCCAAGAACCTCTTGATCCAGGACCGAAAAACTTGGGCCCATAGATGTGACTAAACCACAGAACATCATCTTGCATTAGTGCTTTAAGTTCAGTATCGTTGAACATCTTTACGCGGCCGCCAAAGAATTTCCGCGAGCGCTCAACGGATGCGTTCGACCATCCATACTCTGATTGGGGCTTTAGGCCCGATTCTTTTGAAACCACCCCCAAAATAGCAATCTTCACGTATCTATTGGTAACTCCATATTGTTCCATATAGCGCTCAAGAATCTTAAGATTATCATTGCGTACGCCAGAAGAATATCGACCTAGGCCAATAATCGGGCCCGTGTCGTCTCCCTTCACATCCGGATTATTAGGTGCCTGTTCTGTAACAAACGGTGTTCCTTCAACTGCGCCAGTGGAACCAACGGTTCCGGCCGCTCCATAAGGGCCGCCCAAAATAAAAGGATTGCCTGGAGGCGGCCCTTGCGCTAGGGCAATATCAAAAATCTTTTCACCTATCTCTATTATCTGAGGATTTTTGGCGCGGCGGATATCTTCATATTTTACTTTCACATAGGTGCCGGGCGGAATTGCTCCTTGCACTGAATTAGCACTCAAGGAAACAGTAATGTCTTTCATGGCTCCCACCTTCCTTTTAAAGATTTCTTCCCGATCAGATTCGAAATCTTTGGGTAGGAGGGATCCGTCCGATGTGCCGTATAGGCAAGGCTGGTACACCTTATAGATAAAGTTGAACGCCTCGAAGTTCGGTCGTTGGGCTGCCATATAGCGCGCCGCATCGGCAGGATTTTGAATTATAGGAGATGCGGTGGTTTGATACCCGACCACTATCCCCGGGACTGGATTAGGCATTATCGCCCGACGAACATAATTAATTCCACGCATTGCATGAGAAAGACCCCTCGTGGCATTAAATAATCGACGATTGCCGAGAGCAGAGTCCAGCACAGTAGGACAACACAGAAGAAACTCGCAGTTAACATTTTTAATTGTGAAGGTCTCAGTGGAAACGTCCGACATCTCTACTCCTCTTGTTCATTTAACAAATCAAATATTTGTTCTTTATCGTCTGCGCTCAACCCAAAGTGTTCAGTTTTTTGTTTCTGAAGGAGGGCAGCTAGCTTGACCATCTGCTCGTTTGAGCGCTGAAGGTTTTCTACATATTTGGCGGCAATGGATCCCAGCTCCTTGCGAGCCGAATCGGAGACTTTCATATCACTTATCGCATCCATAAGCAATGATTTGGCCATGGCGCGATCCTCCCGAATATTGGTCGTGGTCTCCTCTATATAATCATCCAAATTTAAATTTCGCCGTTTTGCCATTTCTCTTTAAATATCCTATATCGCTTTCTTAATTTATTTAAGTTGTTAACAACCTGTTTCGTGTTGAGGCCAGTAATCTCCCTCAGGTATAAATAAATAGCTTTTTTATTAAAAATTTCAATTGTATCGGCGGAATCTAAAAGAATGCGGACAGCCATTAGCACTTTCTTTTCATTTTCCTTAAGCATAAAGGAGTCCCATGTGTTCATCTCGGTGCCAAAAGAGGACCAGAACTCGATATCCTGCCGACGACTCTCGTAGGTAGGCTCTTGCGATATTAAATCTTGTTCTAGTTCGTTAACAACGTCTTCTAGATAAACTTCAGTGCGATTTCGTTTTTGAGTTTTTTTAACTTTGTGAATAAACCAATTTTTGGTTACCACAGAAAAATAAGAAAACGCTTTTGATCCCTTGTTGGGATCATACTTGTTAAGGATAGTAGTAAGCCAAATTTTACATTCATCTTTTAAGGAATGAATATTTGGCAAACTTGTAAAGCGATAGGTGTAAATGATCTTGTCGACCATTTGATCAAATGCGGGCTGGATGTATTCAATATACAACTTCGTTCGAAGTTCTCTGTCCTCCGTTGCCGCATATTTGATAATTGCGTCTTCGTGAACTTTTGTAAAATAATAATTTTTATTGCGTTTCTTCTTCGGCCGTTTTTGTGATGTCATCTAGTTCTTCCTCTAATTCATAATCGAGGGTATATTCAAAAATGCTACGGAATCGCTCTGACTCTTCTAGCACAACTTGCGTTCTGTGAATAAGATCTTGAATCACTGGCTCGCCATGGAACATTTCCATACTATAAAGTGATCGGGTAAACACTTCAAATGATTTCAGCGTTAAAAATAAGTCAGCATGATTTTCCGATATAAACATAAATTTAATCAGTAGGCGTACCAAGTACCATCCCAATAAAATATTGAGAAGTAGCGAGATTACAAGTGCTATAATTAAACTCATCGTTTATCGTCTAGATCATCTTTCTGCTGTTTTAATTCTTCCCTAGCATCCTTAATAAACTGCTCGGTAGTTTCACCAATCTTTTTCTTCACCCATTTGGAGTCAGGCGAAGTTCTAAATTTGGATAATTTTTTACAGAGTGCCCCCTCGTAGTGACACTCTGGACATTCTTCCACTGTTTCGCTAGATAGGTGCTGGATTGTGCTGTCTAGCTCACAATTGCCACAGTGGTATTCATAGCGTGGCAATATATTATACCTCTAACGAACCAACTACGTCCGCCAGAATGGTATCCTCTAGTTTTATTACAGGTGGATTAGTAATAACTAAAGTACTTTGACTTGAATCCTCAGGGTTGACCTGGAAATTCATCTCTTTTAAAAGCGGCACAATGTCGCTCTGCTCCAACAAAGACTTTTGAAGGGCCATCATAAGCGCCCCCATAGCTTGAGTAGATAGCTTCATTACGGCCGCTTCTCCAGGTTCTTGATTCGTGCATCAATATCTTTGAGATGGCCTTCCATATCGCGACTAAAGGAGCTTAAAGCATCTCGTAGCATTTGGTCGACGACCTCTCGGACATGACTTTCTTTTAGGGCCTGCGCAGCAGGCGCCTTTTTCGTTGTAGACTTTTTCATTTTACCTCCGTATTTTTAATAAAGTCGTAATCGGCATCATACATCATTTCTGCCAATCCTCTAAAATCGACTTTAGGCTCCCACCCCAACTTTTCTTTTGCTTTGGATGGGTCTCCCAGCAGATAGGGAACTTCGTGTGGCCTAAATAGTCGTGGGTCTATCTTAACATACTTATCAATATCATTTAAACCCGCGTATTCAAATACATAATGCAAAAATTCTCGCACGGTATAGGAATGTCCTGTGGCGATGACAAAATCATCTGGCTTGTCTTGCTGCAGCATACGCCACATCGCTTCGACATAGTCGCCAGCATAGCCCCAGTCGCGCTTTGCATCTAGATTACCTAGGTGTAAGTGCTCTTGTAGGCCAAGTTTGATTCGGGCTGCCGCCATTGTAATTTTTCTTGTAACAAACGTTTCGCCGCGACGGGGGGATTCATGATTAAACAAGATCCCGCTCGATGCTTGGAGTCCATAAGCCTCGCGGTAGTTTCTTACTAGGTGGTGAGCAAAGACCTTCGCGCAAGCATAGGGCGACGCTGGCTGTAAAAGGGATTCCTCATCAAAGGGAACGTTCAGATTATCGCCGTACATCTCAGACGATGACGCCTGATAGAATTTCGCTTCGGGGCAAAGCTCCTTATAAGCATTCATCAAGCGCAAAGTTCCCATAACGATCGAGTCGACTGTCTCCTCGGGGACATCAAAGGAGACGCGAACGTGTGACTGTGCTCCCAGATTATAGATTTCATCAGGCTTATATTTGTTTAAAAGCTTCCAAAAACAGCCTGCATCATGGAGGTTGCCATATTCCAATATCAAGTTGGAATTTTCAAATATCGTATCTATACGATCGGTGGTTATCAGGGAGGTGCGCCTCTTGACGCCTATCACTTTATATCCTTTAGATAACAGAAGCTCGGCTAAATAAGAGCCGTCTTGTCCTGTGATACCTGTTACTAATGCTGTTTTCATTACCATTCCTTATCCTCTAAATATGGCCGTAATATCTCGGCAACTTGCGGGTCGTCGCATATTCCCCTTAGTTTCTTATTTCTTTCGCCGGCGTGCTTGGCATTGTGGTGATGGTGGCCGATTCCAAAATTTGGCGCATTGATCGATTGTGTCTCATAGGCCCGCCGGTTGGACTTTGCCCCATATGTTCTATAGGTAGAGGCGGATAACTCGACATGCTTATCATAGTCTTTCATAAATTGCTCAACTATCTTGTCCTCCGGCTTTTCATTTAAAAACAGGCTAACTTCGCGAATGCTATGTTCCGGATATTTAAGAAGTGCTTCATAATATATTAACAGTTTGTCGCTCGGCCATTCACTAAAATATTTAACATTTTTTGCAAACTGTTCCCAAGCCTCGTGCATATTGTGGCGCACGATGGCGTCGCGAGGATCTCTGACTAACAATATTAATTTGGTCTCGGGCTTAATTGGAGGAGGATCAAGTTCTGGGTGGGATGCGATATCTCTGGAGGTATGCTTTTTTAATATAAGACCTTGATCGTAATTCATTCTCTCTTCTCGCCAGGCGATCCTAGGCTGAGAACTCACCGGATAATCAATACTGGGGGCATCCAGAGTTTTAAGTAGACCAAAGGCGGCAGCATTTATCGACGCTATCTTGTCCGCGCGCATATGACCTTCATAGATCGTGGGTATGCCTGTCGTATATTCAATTATATATCGCAGCCAACTATTGCCGCTCTTTGGATAGCTCAACAAATAAGCGCGTACGTTGTCCTCTAGTTTTGAACAATCCATTCTAATACCTAAAAGGGTTGATACCAATTATAAGTCTGTTTTATGCCGCTGTCAAATGAAGTAAAGTTATAGTCTCCAATTGTTTGAAGCAGCAAAGCGTTGGCACCATCTTTACGATGCTGCCCATCTAATTGATTATTATAAACAATTTTCACATCAATGTTTAAATGAGAAATTAAAATTTTTGCCATCTCGTCAATACTTAAATTTTCGTTGGGTGCCACAATAATCGGGTCATCGCTGTGATGGTGTGTTAATAATAGAGGGATAATTTGACAAAGATCCTCCACATATAGCTGCTGGCGGAGCGGCGCTCCGGTTCCCCACAGCTCTAGAGTATCTCCGTCTTTTAGTTTGGCGGCTTTGCTAATGAGAGCGGGAACAAAGTGAGAAGTATCGGTGTCAAAATGATCACCGGGGCCATACACGTTAGAGGGACTAAAAGTACTATAGTCTACTTTATGCTGACTTCGATAAGCTAGTATTAGTGCATGTAATAATCGTTTAGAATATCCATACGCAAAATTTGTGGTTGCGCACGGTCCGTCAAATATCTCATCTTCAGTAAACGGATACTGAGAAACTACATCGGGGAAGGCGCAGGTACTTAATGCTCCCAGGAGTCGCGGAACACCTGCTTGGTAAGCGCCGGCGACGACGTTTAAATTCATCACTACGTTTTGTTCGAAGAACTCTACCTGATTGGAAGAGTTGTCTTTGATTCCGCCGACTCGACCAGCAAGGTGTACAACAGCCTCGGGCTGTATATCTGCATACATTTTATCAACCGCGGAACGGTCAAGGAGGTCGCAATCAGTCGACGAAAGATATACCCAATCTGGACGATATCTCTCAAGTCTGCGCCCAATGAAGCCGCTCCCACCGGTGACTAGTACTGTCATAGATACATTTTACATCATTATTGAATGATGTTAAAGGCTCTCTTTCGCTTTCGTTCATCATCAAAGCCATCGTCGACAAACGGCGCAATCATTGTTCCATCCTTAGTAACTACTGCTGCCGCATGCGTGGAGTTTTTGCCCTCGACTCCGGATTGCTCTTTTTCTTGAATGGCAACCCAGCGCGCAACTGTTTCTTTATCTTTCTTAACTTGTTCGGTATGTTTTACAATGAAGTCTTTTTGGGCCCCAATGTCCATTTGCGACAAAAGTGTTTTAATAAGCCCTTTTTCAAAAGCTGTATGAACCGACTGAAGTTCTTTTGTTCGAGTCTCTCCTAAAAAGAGGCTCCGCAGCATGCTTAACGTTAAATTCTGGTTATTATTGAGAATTTTCATTACCTCAGAAACTATGCCGTTAAGATTAAACCGCCATGCATACTGAATAATGTGAGGTATTAGTTTTCTTTGTTGCAAAAATGTATCTGGATTTTTTAATATCCGATCGAGAGATACTGCATCTCGGATTTGTTCTTTCCATTCAAGCAGCTGCTCGTATTTATGGTCCACCTCATAAAATGGAACATCCAAGCCAGTAAGCCAGAATTCGTCATCGATAATCCCATAACCGGGGACCTCCATCTTCGCTTCTTTGGCTAAAGTAAATAACTCGGTACCCGGATAAATGCTAGCCACACCGATGTCATCATAATAAAGATAATGGAGATACTGAAGTTCTTGAACGAAATCGATTGTTTCAGCGACTGTCTCATGAGTCTCTCCCGGCAAGCCAGAAATTAAAAAGGCAGTAGGTTTAATCCCAGTCTCCGCAAACAGCTTCATCGCATGACGCACTGCTTTCTGGGTGAGGCCTTTTTTCATCAACTTCATAACGGGTTCCGAGCCCGACTCTAAACCAAACATAACCTGGATAAACCCAGCATCTCTCATCAGCATGACGACCTCGCGCGAAATAGGGCGAAACCGGGCGCTACAAATAAACTGCGTTTTTATGCCGCGGCGAATGACTTCTTCGCAAAACTCAATTGTTCTATCCTTGATAATCATGAACGCATCATCGTGAATCCATACAGTATTAACAGTAGGGTGACGTTCGAGTATCTGCTCTACCTCGTCGACGATATTCTTTGCTGATCGGCATCGAACCTTACGGCGAGAGGCTGCGTCGAGGACACAAAAATTGCATTTATAGGGGCAGCCGCGACTTGTGAGAAGCCCGGCAATTGTCTTTCCTTCCCACAAAAACAGTTCGTGTTTAGGAAAGGGCAAGATATCAAGGTCATCAATTAGGCCGCGTTCTTCGGTGGTCACCACTTCTTCTTTCTTGTGGTCGTAAAAAGCAATTCCGGCGACGTTATTAAGGTCTCCTTCCTCGTCCCAACACTGAACCAGTTCACCCAGTGTTATCTCGCCTTCGCCGATAGCGCACACTACATTTCTATAATGCTCTGTTAGTTGGCGATACATCACGCTCACGTGCATACCTCCGATAACAATTTTAACCTGAGGGTGTTTTTCTTCTAGATATTTTATAAGGCGGAAGGCACCGACGCGACTATGGGTCATCATCGAGATCCCTACTATATCTGGTTTAAATTCTTCCAGATCTTTGGCGAGGGTTTCCATACATTTTTCTTTTGTAACATTATTCAGAAACCGAGTCAGCACTTCATAGCCTCGATCTAAGCTCTCTAGGTAAGAGTGGAGATACCCTAATCCAAGGGGATAGTGGCTATCATGTGCGTTCTCAATTCGATGAAATTCATCAATCGTAGCGCACGTTAGTAATATTTTCATGGAAAGTCCTCTTTATAGATACGTCATAAGTACGCAGCGCTGGCGCTACCAAATAAAATGGTTTTTATAGTATTCCACAATTTTGGGTATTTCTTCATCAAAATTTTTTGTGGGGGCCCAGCCTAATGCCCGCAGCTTTGAGTCATCAAGCGCATATCGCACATCCTGTCCTGGTCGGACTACCGAAAAATCTACATAGTCGTCCCATTGGGCATCGGGACCGTGGTAAGCCGATATAATCTTACGCACCGTCTCTTTGTTTGACTGCTCAAACCCTCCAGCTACATTATAAATTTGGTTAACTGTACCAGAATCTATAATAGCCATCACGGCCGCGGCTGTATCATCAGCATGCAGCCAGTTTCGAACTGGTTCGCCTTTATCGTGAAGTCTTACTTTCTTTTCTCTTAACAAATTTTTTATTGCTAGAGGGACGAGCTTCTCGGGATATTGGCCGATGCCATAATTGTTTGTAGGTCGGAGGATAATATACTGAATTCCATAGGTGCGCGCCCACGCGTGAATTAACATATCGCCGGCGGCTTTAGCTGCCGAGTAGGGGTTGCTTGGCTTGAGAAGGTCGTGTTCGGTGTGTACGCCGGCGTCAATATCTCCGTACACTTCGTCGGTACTAATATGGAAAAAGGTGGGTCGATCATTACAGTTGATTGGTTTAAACCTCACCAAATCAAGTAAATTCCGGACTCCTAAGATATTGCTATCCATGAACTCATCACTATTAACAATACTATTTCCTACATGAGACTCTGCCGCATAATTAATGACGTAGTCGCAATCATAAAGACGCTCAAGATCCTTGATGTCAGTTTCCTCAAACTCAAAATTAGGATGCTGGTAGAATTCTTCTAGTAGGGTGGGATTAGCGGCATAGGTAAGTTTGTCCACGCCGCGGACTTTCCAGCCGCGCGCTAGCGCTCTCCTCACCGCATAGGATGCCATAAACCCTAGGCATCCGGTAATATAAACAATTTTCACCGGTTACGTCCAAAGAAATTATAATTCTTATCTATGAAAGAATCCCACTTAGCGGGGACGCTGGTCTCGTCATAAATGGCTTCTACCGGGCACTCTGGCTCACAAGCTGCACAATCAATACACTCTTCTGGGTCAATATATAGCTGCAGACCTGTGGGGTTAAATCCGGGGGCGGTGACCTCTGCGCCGGCGCCAACGATATCGATGGGACCATGAATACAATCCACTGGACATGCATCAACACAGGCGGTGTCACAGGTTCCCACGCAGGGCTCTACGATAATAAAGGCCATCCTAATTCTCCAATATCGTCAGTCCGGCTGGGCGATCAAAGAACTCTTTCACACTGGCCTCTATGTAGTCCAACTTCTCAGTGGTGAGCCCGTGGAAGGTGCCCAAAAAGAAACTATCATGAGTCACTTTAGCGGCCACCGGGAAGGTCTCTTCTAAATTTCCGTAAGGACCCGCAAGATGTATATACCCGGGATGAGCCAGTACGAGACCACTAAAATAGGAACGAGTTTGAATTTTTTTGCTCTCTAAAAAGTTCACTAAATCATGACGACCAAAATTAGCACCATCGCGGATAGTAAGAAGGAACCCAAACCAACAGGGGTCCGCCTTCTCGGTGGCCTCTGGTAGATGAAAATACTCCTCATAGGGTGCAAAAATTTCCTTCAGGCGATCAAAATTCTTTCGTCGAGATGCATCAAGCATTGGAAGTTTCTTAATTTGTTCCAAGCCCATTGCAGCAGCCAAATCTAATGGCTTCAAATTATACCCTATTTCATCAAAAACATAGCGATGATCAAAAGTTGTAGTAGGCATTCCTGGTAGCCAATTCTTAAATCGATCTCCGCAGGCAGTGCCGCTGGTTACAGAGCCGGGCTTGGCAGTATTGCAATAGCAAGCCCTCCCCCAGTCACGATAACTAGCAAGAACCATACGTTTCACGCTGCTGTCAGTGGCTACAAAGCCGCCCTCTCCCATTGTCATATGGTGGGCGGGGAAAAAGGAGCAAGTAGAGATTGTACCAAAAGAGCCAAGCTTTTTACCATCATAATAAGAGCCCAATGCATCGCAGGCATCTTCTACAAAAATTAAATCATATTTTTTAACCAGGAACATTAAGCGATCCATATCAGGAGGATTACCCAATACATGAGCGAACATAATTCCTTTAATCTCTGGGTCTTCTTCCAGAACTCTCTCTACTTGATCCAGATCTAAATTCAAATCTGGAATCGTCACATCCACAAATACTGGTTCGAAACCATTTTGGATGAGAGGGTTGATGGTGGTCGGAAAACAAACCACCGGGGTGATAAATTTGGCGCCAGGTTTGAGATTAAACCATTTACGAGACTTAAGAGCACTAACTGCTAGCAAATTAGCCGAGGAGCCCGAGTTGGTAAGAATGCCGGCATCTTTTCCGAGGTGTTGTGCGAACTCCAATTCGAATTCACGACCCTTCTTTCCGAAGATGAGCCACTCTGTGAGGAGACTCTCGAAGGCGGCTACATATTCGTTCTCGTCGAAAATGGGCCCGGAGTACGAAACCCAGTCTTCCCCGGGAGTCCAAGACTCCGATTGTCTCTTTTCAAGAATGTATTCTTTAACTAGATCTAAAATTTGTTGTTTTTTATCACTCATATATCTGCTATTCCCATCTTATTGATAGTATATCAAAGTTTATTCTTTCTGTCCAGCTTTACTTTCTAAATTTTCAATGGCTGCTTTAATAGCTTCCTCTGCCAATACAGAACAGTGAATTTTAACGGGGGGTAGAGATAGCTCCTCTACAATCTGCATATTATCAATTTCAGCAGCTTCTTTCAGGGTCTTCCCCTTGATCCATTCCGTAGCAAGCGACGATGCAGCAATCGCTGACCCACAACCAAAGGTTTTAAACTTTGCATCACATATGCAGTTGTCGTCGTCCACTTTAATTTGGAGCTTCATGACATCGCCACATTCGGGTGCACCCACAATGCCGGTTCCAACACTATTATCATTTTTATCCATTGATCCCACATTGCGTGGGTTTTCGAAGTGATCAATTACTTTTTTTGTATAGGCCATGGTGGGCTCCTTTTCTGTATATAGTACCAGTACTTAACTAAAGGAAGACCCGCATCCACAAGTAGTATTCGCATTGGGATTATTAAAACTAAATCCTTGCTGTTGTAACGTCACCACATAGTCTACCGTCGTGTCATTTAAAATAAATGAGCTGTGAGGGTCTACATAAACCTTTACATCGTCATATTCAATAAGAATATCCTCCTCGTCGAACTCGTCTTCTACACTCAATGAATATGACATTCCAGAGCATCCGCCGCCCTTTACGGCGACCCTTATTATGTCCCCTTCTTCTAGGGCGCCCTTAAGATGAGTCACGGCTGCTTCTGTGAATGTAATCATTTATCTTATGCTCCCGTGTCGTCAACAAAGTTGTGATCTTTCATCTTCTTCCCGCGCAGGGTGATTAGAGGAGCGTTCTTCCAGGTGTCCACCTCTTGACCGCATCCACTTCCTAATTGTACATCACCCATATTGCCTTTGTCAAGAAAATCATCGTCAGTAAATACGCGGTCGTATCTTACCGGCACCTCGTTATCTCCATAAGTCTGGGAGATAACATTCTTAATGAATCCTTTATCAACCCCACAAATGCAGGGCATATTCTTCTTCGGATCAAACCACTTAATGTTAAGACCCCGATTAATAATATCCGCTAAAGGCTCCTCAAAGAAATTTCCGAGAGATACATGCTGGTAAGGGCAGGGCATTACATCTCCATAACGAGAGATGGGAATCATTCTCTTCACAGCGATGCAGCCGATGTCACGGCCATATGAAGGGGTCATATGAGTAAAGATGTCGTATTCTTCCTCGAATTTCTGAAGGATCTTTCCTTCCTTCTCTGTCATCATCGCATCCGTCTGGCCCTCGTAGGCGCCAACGGGCTTTGCGTATACAATGTAAGTTCCAACTTGCTTCTCTTTTGCGAAGTCTAAAAACTGAACCCATTCGTCTGTGTAGATTCGATCCTTCCAAATTACAGTGGATAAAATAATGTGCAAGCCCGCTTCTTTACAAGCGTCAATTGCGCGCATTGCGCGATCGAAGGCGCCGGGCTTTCGGCGGAAAGTATCGTGAGCTTCCGCGGTGATTCCATCTAAGCTAAGCTGGACTTTGTCTAGACCGATCTTTTTAAGATGAGCAGCGCGCTTGTAGTCTAGGTTCCAGCCATTTGAGTCACTAACGAGGTAAAACTTAGAGGGGTCAATAGCCTCAATAAGTTCATCGAACTCTTTCATGATAAGAGGCTCGCCGCCAGTAATAACAAAGTTTGCGAGACCCATCTCATCAGCCTGTCGTGACAATTCACGTACGTCATCTAGTTCAAACTTGCGCCGGCCGGATGCGGCCTCCCAAGCTTTAGGAACATAGAACTTATCAATGCAGCAATGCTCGCAATCCATATTGCACAGATAGTCATATTGAAACTGAATAATCGCGATGCTTTCGCCGTTGGCGATCTTTTCTGGGTATTTTGCCATCTTTTCGTACACTGCTGGCTTATACCCCTTTAGCCAGTGTTGGCGATCTTTTTCGTCCTTAATGGTGGTGTTCCTCATGTCGAAGGCGACAGTCTTGTCGACAGCCTCGTCTAAAGGGTTGCCCTCTAGGGGGGATTGAAACATCTTCATATGTGAATTAGCCATTGTCGTTCTCCTTAATTCTTACGCCGCCGCGATAGCCGCGGTCATATTTGGTGCCCTCGCCTGGACCAGAGCCTTCTATTACCTTCACCTTGCTGATCGGAATGAACCAGATCTTTCCGGTGGGATCGGCAGCACGGTACTGAGGATTAATTCGGCCACGGATATCGTCTATAAATACTTCGTCGCCCTCGTTAAGAACGGCGGTTGTACCATTTTTTCCTGGACTATTGTGTGACTCTACCATAACTCCTACGTGGTCAATGATTTTATCCCACTTCTTCCAGTTAATCTTGTGCCACACTTCACCTGTTACATCTGATACAAACTCTTGATTCTTCTTTGCCATTATCTAGGTTCCTAATAAATCTACAATGAGGCTGTTGGGTGGATAAGGACGTGCACGAAAATCTTCTCGTACACCGACTTCAGGCCCACCGATAAAACGAGTTTCGTGCTCTTCTTTCAAAGACAAGATATGTGAGTTGAGAATACTCGACATCGAACGATCAGTTTTCTTAGAGTATTCTTTAAACCAAGACATTGCTTCTTCGTTCAATGTAAAGGTATATGGTTTTCGCTTGCTCATATTTACTCCCTATGTATATCATACATATGTTTGCTTCCACGTCTAAGTATACACTAGTTTCCCTAAAAGCACAAAATAAAAATTATTTTATGTGTTCGAGACCGTGATCGCGTAAAATTGCCACTTCTATTGTAGGATCAAAACGATCTCGCAGCTTCTTTGCGACCCCATCCGAATAGCTAGCCGCCATGATTATGACTGCATCGACGGACTCAACATTTAAAGTATCCGGAGGAAAAATAGGAATGTGGGTGGCTGGCGTGTACTTACCCTGTTTGAATGGGGCAGAGTCGACAACGTACTCAACTTTGTCCTCAAGATCGAGAAGGGATAAGACTGCTAGCGCCTGGTGGCCCGCGCCCCACACAGCCACCCTATTATGGCGCGTTGTATAAGCATCTATCTCTTCTTGTAGCTTCTGGCGCTGAGTATCAAAGCTGCTAACATCAGTCTTCTGCCTCTTTCTTACAGTGGCCGAAATAATATAATCATACCAGATCTCCTTACACTCCAATACCTCGAAGCCATTCTTTTCTAGAACGTAAGCCAGCGTCTCTTTAGTAAAATAGAAAAGATGGTCTCCGATAAACTCTGTAAAAAGATTGTTCTTCAAGATCATATCAAAATTGGGGACTTCGATGAGCCCGAGTCCATCATCTGCCAAATTTAAGTGAAGTGAGGATAGAGTTGCATTAGGATCTGGAATATGTTCAAAGAAGTTGAGAATGAAAAAAGCATCAAATGGCGCATCACGCAAACGGTAGCCCCAGTGATTAATATATTCCTTTGTCACTTGCAGTCCCGCAGAGAGACATTCATCTACCGACTCCTGGGCGTGCTCAATTCCGTACGCTTTGGCGCCGGCGTCTTTCATTAAAGAAAGATATTCCCCTTTTCCGGTTCCAATTTCAATTACCTTTTTATCCTGGAGACTATACTGGTGTACAAAGTCTTTAAATTGATCTTCCCTAAAAGCTTTCATTTCTCCCGAGAATGCCGCGGCTCTTATCACATCCTTATAATAGGGGACTGGGTCATTTGTTAATTGCACCAGGCCGCACTTTTGGCACTGACATACCTCCAAATCGATGCCTTTGTCGTTGATAAGATCGGCTAGGGTGGGCAGATGCTGCGCAGCTTTAGGCATATTAGTAAAGGTTAAGAGCGCCTCCTTGAAAAAGGGGCCGGCGCAAACGCGGCAGTTAGTTATAGGCATTTTTTATTTCTCCTTGTTCCTCAGTACGCAAAAGTTTCGGGTGTAATGGAATCTTTATTCTGTTGAAGATGCAACAGCATCTCTTGTATGCTTTCTTCCATGGGCACAAACTTATAATCTGTTAATTCTTCGAGTAGGCGAGAGTTGTCTCCACTATATTCGGACATCAAACCAGGAACGTCGCTGCGAATTTCCAGGTTTTTACCAGCAAATTGGCATATTTTTTCAGCAATCCACCGGTAACTGTGGACTTCTCCTCTGCAGGTGTTGTAGACATGGTGGCGCGGCGAGTTCACCATAAACCATTTAACAATATTTATCAAATCTTTGATGTATAAAAAGTCAAAAAAGATGTTTTGTCTGAATGTAATGGGCATATCAAAGAGCGCCTTGCAGCAAGCCAGGGAAACGAAGCGATATCTCCAGTCATCGGCGCCCCCAGTTATAGCAAACAAACGTAAATTATAGATATTGTTAGATTTTTCGGCATATTTAGTCATAATATACTTTGATAATCCGTATTGATCTGTAGGAACATGTGTATCGAAGTAGTCTTCCGACATCATCGGAACCCAATGCGGGCGACTGAACTCTGCTCCGGAGCCAAAATAGAGCATTTTCCCGAAGAACTCGCTACATCGAGCAAGATTATAGAACATTGTAAGGTTCTGTTCGAGGACTTTGTTCTTATCTTTAGTAGTAAAAGAGGGTGCAGCGTCATAGTTTGCTGTATGTATTACAACGTCAAATTGGCCATTTTTGATGAAATTGTAGACTTTTTCGCTGTCTAGGAGGTCTAATTGGCGTCTGCCCGCACAAATGACTGTCCAGTCGCCGCGGAGGGCCCCCAATAAGCTTTGAGCAATAAAACCCGATCCACCGGTGATGAGTACCCTATTCATCCTCTAAGATCTCGATGAACATATTTTCTGCTAGCTCATCGCGGTCTAAAAACGGATACATATCTTCCATTGGTCGTGAGGCGAATGAGCCGTCCTTCTTTTTATAAGCAGCAGTACGAGGGGCCGTCTCCTGCGTGGGAGGCATCTTAACTTCACAAATTGCGGGGCCCTTATAATTCAGCACCAACTTCATCTTTTTACGAAGCTCATCATGACTATCAATACAATAATACTTAATACCATAACAGGCTGCCGTCTTTTTAATATCCGGTAGTGTACACCCGCTCTCCGGGCCCGAAGCAACCTGACGTCCTCCGAAATGCTTATTTTGAGTATTTCGAATGGAAACATAGCCATCGTTATTTAATACAAAAAATTTAATGGGTAGCTTCTCTCTGCGGACTACTTCCAGTTCCTGAACATTCATAAAGAAGCCGCCGTCGCCATCGACGCAAATAGTGTGCTTTCGGCCGCTAGCAATACAGCCTCCCATGCTTGCCGCGATTCCAAACCCCATTGGCCCAAGGCCCTCACTATTGAATATCCTCATTCCGTCTTTTACTTTAAAAGCCTGCATAGTAACTTCGCTGCACGCTCCGGACGAGCCAGGAATAAGCAAGTCGGTAGGTTTCATCAACTCAGACAGAACATCCACAAATACGTAATTATTAACAAGACCGCCGGGGGCCCAATACTCGTCCAAAACAACCGGATATTCCTCCTGCCACTCTTTGGCTGTCTCCAGCCAGTCGCTATTGTCGTTATTAATCTGGGAGCGTCGTGCAAGGAGCTTCGCAATGAACTCGCGAGCGTCAGCATAGATCGGGTATTCCACTTCTCCCATTTTGCGGATCTCGAAGGGGTCGATGTCAACAATGACTTTTACTGCGCCGCGCGCAAAGTTCTGGGGTTGGTACGCTGTTTGGCCATGGTCTAGGCGCGCTCCGATCGTAATGATCAAATCTGCATTTTGCTGTGTAAAATTGGCCCCTCGCTGGCCGGCGATTCCGGGACGGCCGGCAAAACATTCGTGGTCTTCGCCAAAAAAGTCAATGGCTTTCCAGGTGGTGAGGACTGGGATCTTTAGTGCATCGACGAGTTCGTTCATCTGTTTTTCGCACTTAGAAAGTCTGACCCCGTTACCCACGAGCAATACTGGGCGCGCCGCAATATTTATCTCATCGATGATTGCATCAATGGTCTCCTCTTCAATTTTAGGAGCCTCCATTATTGGAGAATAACCGAGAAGCGCATTAATATCTATTTCCGCTGCTTGAATGTCGAGGGGGATATCCAGCCAAACTGGGCCCGGGCGCCCTGAGGTGACTTCGTGAAAGGCCCTCTCAAAATGATATCTGATGTATTTGGGGTCATCTACCACAGCTGCATATTTAGTGATTTCTTTTACCAACTCGGTGGACTGAATTTCTTGAAACCCAATCTGCCGGGTGCCGCGGCCATTTACCATATCTCGTTTTTGGACTTGGCCTGAAATTATCATCAGAGGGGTGGAGTCTAGCCACGCGGCCGCAACTGCTGTAACAATATTTGTACTTCCGGGACCGGTGGTAACCAGAGCAACGCCGAGGTTATTTGTGTATTGAGCATAAGCTTCGGCGGCGACGCCGCTAGCCTGCTCGTGCAAATTACAAATATAATTAAGATCGGGGTGGCGACCCAATGAATCCACCAAGTGGATGCATCCGCCGCCAGGGATCAAGAAGACATCTTTAACCCCACGCTTAGCAACAAAGTCCATCACATAATCAGAAATCTTTTGATTGGGCTGAGTGAAACTTTTGATATCAAAGTCAAGAGGAATTACCTCAGCCACGGAATCTGGCCCGAAAGTGGGGGAGTCCTTTGGTGCTTTCTGCATTGACCCTGGCGCTCGGCGCTTCGTCATTTTTACTTCTTTATCTCTACCAACTCAATATGACACCTGAGAGGGGTGCTGGGAGGGGTGCGATAGCCGTGGAACGTATGAAAACTACTGGCTCCCAAATCTCCGTAAGCTAGTGAAGCCGGAATAAAAAGCTCCTTCTTTCCTCCCTCTTTCATCGTCACCAGTGCTTCATCTATGCCTTGAATAGAATCTCCCATTGTATAGATATCATCATCCGGTGTTGGCCGGCCAATTACCACCTCTATTGGGCCGTGAAAAGGATTTCTTTCATCATAAGTACTATCATGAATACTGTCACTATAGGTATTGGTCTCAGAATTATATTCGGAAGTGGTTACTCCCTCTCCAACCCAAATTTCATAATGTATCAATACTTTATCTCCAGTAGATGGAGTATCGCCAGTTCCTTCTATTAGGGTGGCCATTACTAATCCGCTATCTGTCGTTATTTTTTCACTCATAGATGTCGTCCTCCTCTGGTATAATGCCATAAAGCTCTTTTATGGCGTCCTGATATTTTTCTAATTCAGCTTTAAGAAGCCGATTTTCTTCTAACAAATCCCTATACAAGCTCTGATAGTTGTTGGTAAACGGCTCTACATCAGCATCATCATAGCCAATTTGGCTTACCACTTTTTTACTCTTATCTGGTTGGCTCATATCTTCTCCTAATTCAACCAATGTTGCAATATTGTTTTTCGATTCTTGTTATCTATGATCGTTTCGTCTGTGTAGAACGAATCATTCACGATATGAGTAGAAGAAATCTCTTCAATTATTGCACCCGTCGTTGTTGTAAAAGCATGTCGCACTTCTGGTTTCACAGTTACCACATCGCCTGTCTTTAATATAGTGGTTTCGCCATCCAATGTCAACTCCAATTCGCCAAAAAGAATCAAAAATGTTTCTTCTTTCTGCAGATGATATTGTTCTGGATGATACTGTTTTGGAAGGACGGCAATTAATTTCTTGCAGTATTCACGATTTACGACCGTAACCATTGTAATACCAAACTCTCGAAACTTGTCTATTCCGTAATGATGAGAAATTTCCAACTCGGCTTTACCTGGGATAACAACGTTGCCGTCCTTAAACAGGCTTTTTACATCCTGAACAATGTCCCACACTTTCTGGCGTAGCTTGGTTTCCCGGGTTGTTTCAAACATTACTGCGTCGTTTGTTTTGTAGTCTGTGGTGGCCACGAACTCGGTGTACTTAGACATGTCGTTGGCCAACACTTGACCTTCTCCACAAGGGAAGGCATAAAATACGTCCTCACGTGTTACTCGTTCCCCCGCAGTGATATCGCGGGCAACAAAGACGCCGCGCTTAAAGCGCCGTAGATCGGCCAATTCGCTCTTGGAGGCCCCTGGCCTACCCCGGACATCTCCACACGTTGCGAAGGCGCGCCTTGCGGACTCTAGCCACCTCTGCGCTTGTTCTGGTGTAGCCGAATAGGCGTTCAGTGCATATTGCTCCGTCGGGACGCCTACGTGTTTCTCAAACACCTCTGCTCCCATCGCAATTGCTAGGGGGACAATATTAGGATCATTGGGGTCCTCATGAGTTGAGTATCCTACACGCACGTTAGGGTACCGCTCTGAGAACAAACGCAGCTGATTAAGCTGAAGGTTTGTGGTCTTTGTCGGGTATTCCCCCACGCAGTGCATGATTGTAAGGTCTTTTTCGCGATTAGTGAAAAAGGCGACTACATTGTCAATTTCCTTGAGAGTGGAACCGGCTGTTGATGCAATAATGGGCAAATCTGTTGCCGCGATTTTATTTAGAAGAGGCCAGTCAGTAAAGGAACAGCTAGCAATCTTAATGATGGGAAATCCCATTTCTTCTATTCGATCGACGCTGTCTTCATCAAAGCCGGTGCACATGGGGATAAATCCCAAGTTCTCAGCCTCCAGCTTTAATTTCAAAAACTGGGTTCGAGAAAGGCGCGTTTCGGAGAATCGCTTCACATATTTGAGATCCATCCTGTCGCGATAGTCGGGATGAATAAAGGTATCCATATTCCGAAACTGAAATTTGAGGGCAAAGTCAAATTCTGGGAATTTATCCTTAACTGCTCCAAATTCTCGGATAAGACGCAAGCCGTGCTCGACGTCTCCCATGTGATTGTTCGCCATTTCAAAAACGAATAATTTTCTTCTTGTCATTATGTTTCCCCTACACTGCTATTATAACACACGATATCACAATGTCCACTTCTTTTTCCAATAGGACCGAACTATTTCATCATAATTGGTTGTATATTGGTGTACCTGCCATGTGCACTGTTCTGAGTGCCATCTATAGTAATAACCTAGGCAAGCATCCACTGGGTAAATAAAGATTCCTCGATCCGCTAGTCCGCACCACATATCATAATCCCCAACACCCACATCCATCAGGCCGGCTGCAGCGTGTGCTTCCCGGGCTGCCTGAATTTGAGGATAGATGCTGATATTGTAGACAACAGTGGGTGTGTTTACGGGGCTGCGCGTCATACATTGTTGTTTAAACTCATTCATACTCTTGTAAAGATGAATCTGCTTATTAACCTGCATACTATTCTGGACTCCCACAATACCGCTCTGCATACATTTGATGCGTTCGGGATCGTGAGACATAATCTTCATACACTTAGCAACATAATCTTTATCTAAGTAATCATCGGTCGATACGAAGGTTAGGCAATCCGCCTCTGTATTCTCAAACCCGGCGTCGAAAGCTTCGCGGTAAGAGTTCGGATGAATATTGGGCAGTTGAGAGACCTTCAAATGATCGTGCTGTTTTTCTAGTTCTAAGAGGTACTCATACGTGCCGTCCGTACTCTCATTGTCGTACGCGTGCACATAGTAGTCGTCATAACTTTGATTTAATACGCTCTCCATACATTGTTCGATATATTTCATCGAGTTGTATGCAGGCACAACCAGTACGATTCTCATTTCCAGTCCTTTGTGTTCATATTCTTGTCGTCAATAAAAAGATCGTAATAGGGCTTCCCCAGACGCACTTCATGACACTTTGCTCCCCAGTCCTTAATTTGCTGGTTTGTTAGCTCAGTAAGGTCTCTCCCAGAGACACTCCCTCTGGCGGTCCAGTATACGATTGTGTGTCCTTCCTCGTATAGTTTGTTCGCCTTCTCGATATTTTCTTGGATTGGCACCGACAAGGTGTAATCTCTATTCTCCGGAGTATCGCATATAGTTTCATCGATGTCAATAAAAATTATCATAATTCTCTCATCTGTTTTACTCGATTGACGTAAGTGTGTTCGTCGGCTACAAGTTGGCGATAATGATCCTTTGTCTCTTTCAACAATTTCTCATTTTCTAAATAAGAGTGAATTTGTTCTACCATTTCTGCCGGTGAGCTATACAGCGGAAGATCAGGAAACATACCACTTATTTGTCTTATGTTATCACATACAAGCGCGCCCGTCAAGCCTAAAGATTTAAAAGTTCTTTCATTTGAGTCGTTGCCCAGGATTCGCTGGTACGAATCATGAATGTTCAAAGCTACTTTGCTGTTATACAGCACCAGATTCTCTTGTTCGTGAGTGAGTCCTTTGTTGATAAACACTCCACATTTTAAGCCAGTCTTCATGAGCACATTAAAATGTTCCATCATAATCTGTCTTTTTTCATTAAATCCGTTGTCAGCCCAGCCACCCACAAAACAGACGTCATACTCATATGCTGGATCTATAATCGGCTTGTAAGAGATAGAATCAAACGCTAAAACAACTTGATTTATCTTTTTCCACTCTGGAAATTGTTGTTGCCTGAGCTGGGGATTCATATCTCCCCAGTTCCACAGCGCAACATTCTTCATGTTGTTTAATTGCTCAATTAAGGGGCTGTCTTTAATTAAAGAAATAAAGTTAGGGTGGCCACCCCACGGCATCGGAAAGTTAGTAGGCTGCACATATAAATAAACTTTTCGGGCTTGAGTAATTGCTCGGGGAAGCTCGGTAAAGGGTGCTAGCAAATAATCATTACACATTATTTCATAGGGTCCGGAGTCGCTTATTTCTTCGACTTTGTCATAGCCGATGACTTCATATCCTATTTTATGCCAGGCGGCGGCAAAACCCTTATAAATGGGTGCGCCGGCATGCGTCCACGTATCGCGCACATAAATTCTCATAGGGCCTCGATTTCTTGCAATACGTGGGCCAAGCGAATGTGCGATTCGTGATCTTTAATAAACCTCTGGTGGCCGCGGCCGGTAATAGATTCAATTATGTGAGGATTTTTTAGAAGAACACGAGTTTTTTCGTACATCTCTTGAGGGCCCTCAAACGTCACAATTTCTTTATCTATAATATAATGCTCTTCTAAGCCCGGAGCATTTTCGGTAAGCAGCAAAGATTGTGCCCCGGGGACCTCAAACATCCGGCCCTTCATTTGGAGAGTGGGCACACCCCCATTAAAGTTTTTACTAAAATTAATTCCAATTCGAGACTCTGCCAAACATTTAAGCATTTCTTCGTGGCCGAGGCCGTGAAAATGGGTAACCTCTATTCCCATTTCTTGTAAATAATTAATATAGTTTATGCGATCGCGATTAAGATGCCCACAAAACAGAACATCATATTTCTTTTGCACCGGATGGGAGGGAAAAAAATTTATATTGGAGTGCCACAAGCCTAAAATAATATTTCTATAGTTAGCCTCTATTTTAAATCTCTCTAAATAAGCTCTTTCCGGGGTAGAACAAGCCGTAAAACAATGACACGCACTCTTTGAGAAGTTTTCAAAACGCCAGGTATCGTCACAAAACCAATTAAACGTTTTCACTAATCCAGAATCTGTGTATTTTACCAGATCGTCCCATGGTTCAAATGGCGCGATTTGTTGATCGTTTGTAAGACAACAAAAAATTAAATCTGGTTTAAAAGAATCCACTACCTTCGTAAAGTTACGTTCTTCGGGATTTACTGTATCATAAAAATATACGTCATGACCTAAATCTTTCAGTGGTGCATATAAATTCCACGTGGCGCCATCAAGCCAGGTATCTCGTCCATTGGTGAGCGTTCGATTAACGGTTAATAATATTTTCACTGAGTAATGCACTCCAAAACCATCTGGGGGATACTATGCCTTCTACCGCGCATCACATCGATTAAATCTTTTCCCTTTAGCTTAAACCACTTCTCTTGGGTAGCTCCCACCAAACGGTTGGTGATAACGCGCATTCCCATCATACGGCTTTCTACCACTATGCGCGAAAGTGTCTCCGGAGTCTGAGGAAAGAATACCAAGGTTTCGTTCTTACTAAGCTGTTCAAGGAATGATTCATAATCGTTGCTTGCGCAAAGATCATAATCTAGATTTTTTATTTCACAGTAGCCAACCGCTTCCCGCGTATTCTTATGCGGGATAGATGAACTCAGGATAGAACAGCCGTCCTTTTTCTGAGCCAACGACAGGCACTCTAGGAGATCTAGTGATTCGACGCTCCACAGGTTGCCCCCAACACTAATGATATTATCTGTCTTTAGGTTGCGATGGATAATACTCTGGTGGAAATCGCTTTGGCAAAAAATGCGTAGCGCTTTCTCATAAAACTCCACATTCACAAGTTCTTCGCCCGGAGCTGTAAAATCGTTGTAGTGGGCCGGATTTCGAGATCTCAGGTATTTATGATCGTGTTCATAAATGACATAATTTTTGCTCTTTAATTCGTTTTTAGATTCCTCGGACAAGCCGATGAAATTCCCTACTATAAACAGAGATGCATTAATCTTTTTTAGATAAGAGGGGGTGACACGATCACTCTTGATTGTTTTTACGTTGTGGTCCTTGGCGCGAAGAAGCTCGATTAATTCATGATTATTGAGTTCGCCTCCGCCGAGAATCTCGTCAACAAAAAAGTCGGCTATAAAAACAATCATTTCTAATCATGTACTTCTAGATCCAGACCGTCTAGCCAACTCTCAACATTAAACTCTTCCTCGTCAACCACATAGGAGACAAATTTAGCATACGCATCCTCTTCCTTGAAGTTCTTGAGGATATACTTCCTTAATGACTCAGCTTGATTCTTGTAATGAATCTCCTTATTAACAACATCTCGCAATGCTCGTTTGTAAGAGGCTTTCTTAGCAAACGCCCACATAGAGTCCGCCTGAACCACTCCCTCCCAGTGAGCCTCTGGCTGCACCTGCTTAAGATCATAGTCTACCTTTACGACGCGTGGCACCATCTTGCCTTTTTTATTTGGCCGGCAAATAAAGTCCATCTGGCCCGACCAAGTTACAGTCACTAAGGGAAGGCCATTGTATGCTGCTTCGAATAGTGGCAGCCCGAAGCCTTCGCCGTGGCCAATATTAATTAAGGCCTTCATAGTGGGGTGCCGGTACAACCACGTTAATTGTTCCTCAGACAGTTGTCCATGGACCAAATAGATCTTACACTTCCGATCGGGAAAGTCACGAATAAGATTTTTTAAACGGGCGCCAGTGTGTTCCCGATCCATAATGCTCTCGTTTGCCGTATTCGTTTTTAGAACTAAGCCAACATCACTGTCGTCGTAGAATTCATCTAAAAACCAACGAATAGTGTTTTCCATATTCTTGCGGGGGCCCCATTGAGAGACACACAAAAAGTTTTTTGTTGTTTCAAAGGGGATGTCCAAACCATTTGGGTCAGCCTCTATTTCTTTAAAAGAATAGTTTACGACCTCAATGGGCTTCTGAATACGAAAGTTGGTAACTCCTTGTTCCGGAAAATCATATGAGGTTTGTTCCATAACTTTCTTAGAATGGTTAGAAATGGTGATAACACTATCTGCTATTCCGTTGATTTTGTCGATCCAGTGAGGAGCTATTTTCGAGGTTTCAATCCCAGCTGTGTACCCAATATTAACCGGAGCTATTTTTTCAAACTCGTTGGGAATAGTAATCTGAAGAGATATATCAAACTGAGGAGGCTGTTGTTGCTGTTGACAAATTTGCATATATTGCGTTGTCTTCAGTACAAGAGAGTCTAGCCAAAGGCGTTCCTCATCATAGTTAGACAGCATTCCGGTCTTGCCCCAACTAATGTTTATCAAATAGATATCAAAAATATCTTCTCTAGAGCGAAGAGCGCGGAGAGCAAAACGGGCCTGTTCTCCATAACCCGACCTAGATAGGGCCGGTGCTTTAACGACAATTCTTTTTTTCATTAAAAGACTCCTACGTCATAAGATTTATAATTCTGTCGTGTTGTCCAAGATCCCTTGTCCTCGTGAATACTCATGAGTAGAGTGTCCCATCGTTCAACATAGTCTTCCAAATTAAATTTGTTTTCTACATATTCTCGGGCTAAGCGGCCAATTTCAGCGCGCTCATCTGGTGTTTTGTTATACATTTCCAGCATCGCGTTAACAACTGACTCCTCTGATAGTCTGTCTTCATAAATATAAGGCACATTCTGTGAGCCGATGACTGCCTTGGACACGGGCTCAATACCAACACCAAAAACCGTTTTACCATCAGTAATCTGGTCTTTCATTCCTCCTGTGAGGTTTACAATGATGGGCTTTTCGCACGACATAGCCTCCAGGGTGGCGAGGCCAAACCCTTCGGCATCTGATATATTAATGGTGCAATCGATCATATTATAGACAGCTGCAAGATCGGGAGCTTCCAACTTCTCTTTCGAGAACAAGACTTCCCCGTCAACAAGGCCTAGTTCACCAATAATGTGTTCTAGGTCTTGACCGTTGTGATCTTTGGGGTCCGTATGCATAATAAGGGCCGCTTTATCGTGGCCCACTTTATCAAGGAATGCTTTAAACCAATAGATAAGGCTACCCGACTGTTTGCGGCGGGCGTTGCGATTGTTCCAGAAAAAGAGAAACTTTTTGGAGGCCTCTGGGCCCATGCGCTCTTGTCGGAATGTTTCGATCTCTTCTTGAGATTCAAACTTTTTGAAAATGTCAGTATCCACTGCGTGTGGGATATAACTACTGTCAACTGTGGGTGCTACATTCTGGAGGATGTCGTGTGTAAGAGTAGAGATGCACGCGACATGATCGTTGGACCGATAATACCGCCCATTAAAATTTGGATAGGGGTAGTTGTCCCACACATGATAGTACACCATCGGTACTTGCGCGCGGATTTCATTTTCAATGCTCCAAAGCCACTCATAAAACCGGGGGTCTGTCATAAACCACAAAATATCCGGTTTCTGTTGGCTGATCATTGCTCGGACTTGATCTGGTGTTCCATAGCCGTCGACGGGCCAAATAATCCAGTCTTCCCCCCACAATTCAGTTTTCTGTGGTGTGTGGTCTGGATGTGTGATGGCTCCCCCAAAAGATACCACTTGATATTTACCTGTCTTGAGCAGGCCTTCGATAATATATCGAGTTTGGGTACCCACCCCAGAAGGTGAAAGAGGATGATCACTAATAGTGAAAATCTTGATTTTATCAGACATTTTAGTTCCTTATGGGCAATGTTCGGTATTAAGCAATTTGCAAGGATAGGGTTTATGACAATTCAGCCTATTCTTGATGCTAAATCTTTTAGTGATATTATAGATTGCTTGATAGAGAAGTTTAAGAGCGTTTTCAGTTTTCTTTGGACCGCTCGTTACTCTAAATATCTCTACACGGTCTTTTTTGGCCGT